GACAAGAGGAGTGGATGCATAATTTGATGCGTTTTAGAGTTTTATTCGTTCGATTTAAGCTCCTCGATGAGTTTGTTCCACTCGCGCACACGCTGGCGCGCCTGATCGATGGCAAATTCCCACTCTTTCTCCTCGCGCCACATGCCGCGCACCACCTGCGGTCTGATGCCTGCATCATACAACCGCACCATCTCGCACAATATCTCAATCGTACTCATTGCTGGCCTTTCGCCTTGGCGATGATGGCGCGAGCGTGGTCTAGGTCGTCGTCGTCGGCCATGGGGTGCGCCAGGCGTTCGAGGGCGGAGAGAAGATCGGGGGCGGATTCAATCAGAATGGCGTTTGGCTTGCCGTGGGTATTGTCAATTACTCGCACGATGATATGGCCATTGGAATCCATGATTTCCCAACCAGTGTACAAGCCCAGGGTGCGCTTCCATGGTCCGTCGCTTGGATCTTTAAGGTAATGTCTTGGCATAATTTTATTCGTTCTCTTTGATTTGTTGTTCCCAGTCTTTCCAGTCTTTCAATACTTTGTGGCCTACAGGAATCGCTTTCGCAATCTTGCGCGTTAGGAAAAGCAGTCGCTGATATTTGCCCTCTTCGCGTGCGTGGGCCGCATAGGCGCGCAGGTAAAGTTCGCGATAGGTTGGCTGTTTGGTTTTCATGCGTTGGTGACAGTGTATTCCGAAGCGAAACGAATGCCTTCCGCGCGGCCTGATTCGGAGCCGCCAAGTTCCGCTGCCTCGCGTTCTCTTTCGCCTAACTGGCGCGCATAGGCATTCCAATGCTCGCGCGCGTCGCAATGCGGGATGCCGCAGTCGCGGTTGAGGGCATGCGCGAAGGCGGCGAAAAAGTCGTCGCGAATGGATTCCACAACGCCTTCAGAGCCGATAGCGCGGAGAAGATCCGCATCCATGCGGGATAATTCCATGCGCGGGAGCAGGATTTCAACCGCGTAGTCGCGTGCGTCGGCCCAGACTGACGAATAGTCGTTCGTTTGAAGCCATAGGCTGCCATCGTCGAAAAGATGGTAAACGGACGAATCGGGGTTGCCGATGCCACCGCCGGGTCGAATGGATTCGGATAGGTTGTCCGCGAACGGAGGGAGGGTTTCGATGAGGTCTTGCTCCTCCCACGACAGGCTGCGACACATGACGTAAGTCTGGCGGATGTAGGCAAGCGCGGATTGCGGGAGGTTGTCAGCGTGGAACGATTGCAGGATCGGCTCGCGCGCAATGATGCGTTCGAGGATTGGAATAAGTTTTGGATTCATGGGATTCGATTGATTGCTGCGGATAGAGTGGCCTACCCTTTCGCGCTACCAGTCGAGCCGATAGCGCGCGTAGGGTGGGTCAACGGTCCGCGTTGCAATAGGTGCGGTAATCTATGCGGCCGATCAGATAGTCCGCACACGCGCGGGAGCGGTTTTCTGGCCAGCCGACATGGCAAGTCAGCCAGTCGAATATGTCAGAATATGTCAGGCCGCGCGCGGACTTGCGTGCGTGCGTGAGGTTACCGTTGATGAGGTTGTCCACGGCCGTTTCTATGCGTTGGATTGATGTCATTGGATGCGTTGGGTTTAAGCTAGGTTGAAATGCGCGCGAAAGTCTGCGTAGTCGTGGCACAAGTCCGTGGCGAAGCGATAGACTCCAATGTCCTCCGCGCCGTCGTCTCGTTTGACGGTTACGAATTGCCAGCGTTCGTTGGCCAGGATGAAAGGATCTTCGAAGGCGCGCGCGCGTAGGAAGTCCACAAGTTTCATTCGATTTGATGGGTTAAGGTTAAGGTTTAAAAGGTGCAACAACCGCAGCATGGCGCGTCTTCGCAGCGTCCGCGCGCGTTTCTAGTGCCAGTCCAGCCGGATGAAGTGCGGATGCACACAAGTCCAGAGTCTTCCGGCATGTTTCCGGTGCATGCGTTGCAGTCGATGCGCCAGGCGCGGCCGCGCTTGGTGACGGTTCCTAGGCCGCTTGGGACGTATTCGTGACATTGGACACATTGGCCGGGATATTTGTTGGTCATGGATTTGATGGATTGGATGCTTTGGATTGGAGACTAAAGACACGTTGCAAGCCACGCTTTCGTATGGCTTGTCACGTTGCTTTAACCTACCACGAATCCGCTTGTATCGGACTTTGCTTTTCCCTTGGCTGTCAGGCCAACGACCACGCCTTTAGGATCTAGAAAACGAAGGTCGTTTTCGTCTCCATTGATGACCGGATATCCGTTCCAGTGCGTCGGTAGTACTTTGCTGCGAAAGACTACCGCCACGTTACCGCCACGGGCCAGAACATCGAGGCATTGGGTTTCGTTGGTTTCGGAACGGGAAAAGGTTAAGCTGTAATTGGACGGAAGTTTTCCGTCTAGGAAGGCCAGCATGCGGTCAGCGTTTTTGGTGTAGTCGTAAAAGCGGGTCGTTTTAAACGCTTGGATGACCGTATATCGCTCCCAGCCGATATCGGATGTACCGTTGAGACGGATAACAGGAACCATTTTCTTGGCCTTGGCCTTTCGGATGACCGAAGCCACGTTTTCTTTAAGCGTGGCCAAGAATGTTTCGCGGTCTTTGACGTAGAAAATAGTCTTTGCTGTCCTCGCTTGCTGAACAGAGTTAAACGCACCACGACCCGCAGAGTAAAGGCAGTGGTTGCGGCATCCATCGGATGCATTGGCGCAGACATTGATCAGGCCGGAAACTCGGTCAGGCGCAAGGTATAGGATGCCGGTCATAAAACCACGCTTCTGGCCTTTGACGGTCTTTGCGTTGGTGTCGACGGATAGGAGGGATTTCATTTGATTAATGGTTTGGGGTGAATCCGAGTGTCGTTTCTAGATATGCTTGGAAGATGACGAGAGAGATGATTGCAGCTGCAATGATGAGTCGTTTGAGGGTGATGCGTTTCATGGGAATTTAGGCGGACTGAATGAGACGGATAACCCAATTCTCGGGTTCGTCGGACTTTGACGGTCTGTCACCAAAGATGGTGATGATGCCGTCGTCATCATCCCAATCGACATCCCATTGATTGCGTTTAAGCCATTGGGTAGCTGCTTCGATGTCAGCAACTTCAACCGTTGGGCATGATGCCGTGGCGATTGATTCGTCGATTGCGGTGAGTAAGTTCTCGTTCATGGGGACAGACTAGGGTGGACGTGGTGGGGAGTCAAAGAAAAAGTTTGAAAAAGTTTGCAAGGTGGAGAAAAGGGCGGATTTCATTGGGGAAAACGAGGGTTTTTTGAGCCGTCACAAGCCGGACGTTGAAAGCCGAAGCCAAAGCCGCTATGCGTCATGCATGGCGAAGCCAAGCGAAGTGTGGGACGAAGTTAAGGCCCGATATCTTGCTGGAGAGGAATTGTCGGCGATTGCAAACGATTTGAAGCTATGCGTTGAAACGGTTCAAACCAAAGCAAGCCGGACGGGATTGACGAAGTTAAGGAAGCAAATGCAAACGGTTTGCATTGAAAAGAAAACCCAATCCCTAGAAAGCTTGTCCGCTTTAGTCCGGTCGAAACTGGCGGCCGACGCCGCGTCAACACTCGAACGCATCGACAGCTACGACCTCGACGGCATCAAAGATGAGTCCACACGGGAGCAAATCCTAGGATCGGTAGCAAAGCGGTCTGCGCTTGTGTTTGGCTGGAGTGAACAAGGTGAACAAGCTAGCGTGAGCATTAATCTACTCGGTCAAATGCCGGATCGGCAGTCTGTCGAAGTCAACGTGAACGAATCCGATTCGAAGTGAATATAACAGTCATTGTACATGGCTGACAGACTTATGATCAGCATAAGTTTTGCTTATGACAGAAAAGGATTCTTTTTCCTAGGCTTGGCACAGTTTATGGGGTAGGACCTGGCACCCCCTTTGCGGGTGGGCTTCGTTTACGATACCCCCCTCAAAAATTTTCCGACTTTTTGACCATGCTAAACAAAATCAAAATCGGTCAAATTGTCTCTTTAACCGCCGCCGAGAGGAAGTTGGCCCACTTCATCGCCAAGAATCGAAACGGCAGCAATCGCTCGTTCAACGTGACGAATCTGAAGATCAGCTTGGACGACGCTGCGACTGTGGACTTGGAGGGAATGTGCGGTGAGATAGCGTTCTGTAAGCTCTTCAACGTGTATCCCGATCTGGATACCGACCGCGAGCCTCCGCATCCGCTTTACGACGCGGTCATCCCGCCTCCGCCGGGATTCCGCATCGATGTCAAAACGACCAAGTACGACACCGGCAAGCTGCTGGTCGATGCGCGCAAAGGTAAAAAGACGGACGGTGTGGATTTCTACGCGCTGATGACCGGAAGTTTCCCTGGTCCGTACACATTCAGAGGCTTCATCGCGAGGGAGCAGATTATCCAGCCACATAAACTTGGCCTACTCTGCGGGTACAAGAGCTACATGGCGGAGCAGTCGGAACTAACGGACGAGATTCCCGATCATCCACTATTCTGATTGACATTGCGGCCATTCATATGCGTCAGTCCGCTCATCGACCCTAAGCAAGGCGGCGGCTTGGTCAGCCATCGCAAAACTGTCTAAGCGGCAATGACGCTCCGCATCGGTGAGGAGGTAGGATAATCATCCACCGTGTGGTGGAATAGATGGCCTACCGATAGATAACGTCGGTTTACATATTTCATCTCATGTCTTGTCCCAATGTCTTCAACGCCTTTGCCGTTGCGACTGAGTCGCTCGCGCAGGACGTTTACAAACGCGCCTCGTACCGTTCGATGTGGCTCAACCTCATCGAGCGCGGCGAGTATCCTCAGGGTACGGGTCTGACCCAGACCTCGTTCACCACCACTTCCATCGAGCCGACTGCGGCTGAGGAGTGGTCTGCTATCACCCTCGCCAGCGGTAATCCCGGCGATAACGGTGGTGCTTGCGATGTCACCTACAATGACGTTCCGGTCGGCTATAACGCTGTCACCTGGGGGCCTGAGCGTTTCGCCCTCAAAGGTCCGCTCCTGTGTAAGGACGATCTGACCTTCGACCATCGCGTCGAGGCGTTCTTGCGCGTGTACTTGGAGAAGCTCTCGATCCGCGCTCAGCGTTCGTGGGAGACTCGCTACCAGAACATGTTCGCCAAGTACGCCATCAAGGCGGTGGCCGACTCGTCCTTCACTCAGGTGGAGACGATTCCGAGCGGTGTGAACGAGTTGCCCTGGATTCAGACTGGTTCGGTTGGTCAGGCGTTGAATCAGGCTACCTCCGAGCTGACGCAGGAGATGCTCGATGTTGCCGCCGCCACGCTGATCCGCAATGGCGCGACGAATCCTGATAGCTCCGGCTTCATCAGCTTCTCCAGCGATGGTCCGGTGTTTCCGTTGTACATCGGCATGGAGGCCAGCCAGCGCATCGCTCAGAACAACGCCGCGCTGCGCGAGGATCTGCGCTTCGCCGATATGGGTTCTGGTCCGGGTGCCGAGCTGCTCAAGCGGATTGGCGCGAATCGGGTCATCAAGAACTTCCGCCATATCCCGAACTTGTTCCCGCCC